GATGATTGTGATTTATTTGTGCAAATCTGATTCATATCATTTAAAACTTGGCATTAATATTACATTTATCCCGTTTTCGAATCTAAACAGGTAGGTTCATAGAATATTTTTTACTTAATTGGCACATTATATAGTTCTATAATTTTCATTACTACACCAACAATAAACATTATTATTGTGGCACCTATAAACGAATACATTAAATAATTTCCGAAATCAAGCATCTGTCGGATTCCATAATCGGACAAGTTGCTATGCGTTTTATACCATCGGAACCTTAACGAATAAATAATACCTGAAACGGTAAATATAAGCAGCAGATACAGCACAGCCGCTAATAATAATTTCCCTTCCGTTATCATATTAATCTATCAGTTTAAATTCATAAGCAAACACCCAAGGATTCGATTTCCACGTTCCTTTACCAGACACGCAATCTACCAATGAAGAAAAAGCCTCTAATGGAGTATCATATTCCTTGTACTGTCCATGAGGGCAATTAGAACGTGTAACTCCATGATGCCAATAATATCTTCCCCATTCTCCGTCGGCGGATTTGTGCATAGTCATCGTTATTCCCTCATTCAAACAGTCCTCGTTGGATATATCCTGTAATCTCTCAACTTTGATATTAGTAATACGGATATGGTGTTTGCAAGCTTCCGCACGGACAAACATCTTATTGTTCCATCCTTTAGATTCCCCCAAGGTACCCCTAATCACTTTCCAATCTTTAGGGCTTCTGTCAAGAGCATCAGCGTCATATCCGAGTTCTTTATAACTTTGCGCTATGGCAACCTCTTCTCCGATTTTATACCGAGTATTTTTAGAGGCAAGGAGATAACCGTCATCGGAATAAATACAAATCTTATTATCCTCTATTTTCGGATATGAACCCTCATAGTTATAAAGATAAAATCTTGTATTGCAGTCGAGTTCAAGTCTCCTTGTCTGTGTCTTTCTACCTTCAAGGACTAACTTGGTTAGGTTAAATCGATCATTGAACATTATTTTCTTCATGCTTTATCCTCCTATTGTATTTCCAAGCCCTATAAAACCACTTAATAAAGTTAATCCAGCATTTTGGTGTTATTAGAAACTTTCTCACTGCATAGAAGGGTAGGATTGTCTCCATTGCGACATAGTACTTACCCCATATATAACGGTGACGTGTACATTTCTCCGCTATCTTCCTTTGCGTTTTGTCTATCCATCCATGATAATGAAAGGCTATAAAATTATCATGGAACCAGACCTCAATAACGGTGTTCTCTCCGTTATCATTGGTTTGCCTGACGTTCATTCCCCAACTCATTTCTATTCCTCCTTCACTTCTAAAAATATTACATCTTGATTATCTTCTCTTTGGAAATCCAAACAAGCCATATTTGCGCATTCTCCTTTAGGTCTACTAAAGAAATAGCAGTCAGTACAAAGTCCCTTGCAAACCTTTAGATTAACTTTCCCTTGACGAAACGTCTCGCCTATAGCGTATTCTTTAGCCATATCTTTCCCTCAATTCATCGATGTAAGATAAATACCATTCACGACCTATCTTTTTGTCACGTCCTTCTCCTAATGCGCCAAAAGGATCGTACTCTATAAACTCCTCGGTCTTGCAGAAAGGGCAGGGGACATCGCCGCCTACGGTCAATCCCCCAACCTCGCTATCATATGAGTCAAGATCCCATAGATAGCCGTCACAGCATATTGCGTCTGGATAAGATGCGCCGAAAAAGGGAAACTCGGGACATTGTTTTACTTTATTTTCCATCTTTATTCCTTTTTATATTGTCATATTTCTCTCTAAATTTCTCGTACAATACCTCTTGCTTTTTAGTGAACGGCATGAATGAGTGGTTGAGCCAGCGGCAGATGTAGTAGGGTTTGTTGTCTTTACAATCGAGATTTGCCGAAGAGATAACCCAATCTATATCTAAGCGTCCTTTTTCCCTTGCCAATATGAAAGCGTCTATCAGTTTAGGGTATCTCATCAGTCCTATACTGTTTGACGTGAAGTTTGCTTTCGGACATACAATGCATCCCACACGCTTTGAGGTTTCATATTCAAGATTGACAGGCAAATTATACTTCTTAATATAATCCCAAACGTCTGCGTCAGTCTAGTCAATAATAGGTTTCAATTGTATTATTCCGGGTGTTCCGATAGACTGGCACCGATCCTCGAAGTAATCATTGAACAGCGCTTTGTTTTGTTTCATCACGGTTTTGTTTTTCGCTCCAAACGCTGTCCTTTCCCTCCGTTTTGCGCTTTCAGCTTTCCGTACCCCGACAATACTGCAATAATCTACCGACTTCGGGTTGTGCTTGTAATCCACGCAGCAATATGCGGATTGAACGGTAGGGAGAAGACCTTTATGATTTACTCTGATATTGCGAATGAATCCTTCCTTTACATTTTTTCGGAATATTACATCCGGATAATTTTCCCTTATGAACCGAATAGTGATATTACTCTCGAAGCAACGATTGAAATAAGCCTTGAACGCTATGCCAGAGCGTTTGCACAAGTCATAGCATACTTGGCTATCCTTCCCTCCGGAGAATCCAAGACACACCTCGAATCCCATGGCTCTCGCTATTTTAGCGAACTTTTGAATACGTTCTATAGCTTGTTGTTCTATCTCTTCGTTAAACAAGTTCATATCTATCCCTCCTGAATAATTATACACTCGATTTGTTCTTCATACGTAACATCCACCGGATCGTACTCATACTCTCCATCGGACGTTCTGATCATTACCTCCGCTTCCGGGTCTT